TTGCTCTAGTTATTAATGATTCATTAAATAGATAGAACATCTTAATGTCCATTTGATAAGCTTGTGCTATTTTTGCTAAGTCGCAGGATGATTTAGTATACATACCATGACACTGCCCACCATACATAGGTGTTGCTACGAATATTTTTTTCTTTCGCAGTTCTTCTAATTCTATTTGTATTTCCAAGTTACGTTCCTTTTCATAATATTATTATGAGTATATACTAAAAAGCCCATCTTTGTCAAGACAGGCTTTCTAAAATTATTAAATTAATTATTAGAATGGTATCTCTTCTTCATTCTCAACGGCAGTGTTAGGTACTTCAGAAGAAACTTCTATATCAATTTTGGTGTACAAGTCTTTGAATGACAACTTGGTATCCTCATCAAATCGATTGATGCACATATCGATGGCTGTCATTTTGTCACCGAAAATTGAGAAAGCTTTTGCTATGTGAACTAGCCTTCTTGTTGAGATAATCTCGTCAACACCACCATCAACAAAAGTTTTTCTGATAATATCAGCCCAATCAACAAGCTTGCCGACAAAACCATCATCAACAATATTTAAGTCGGTGAAAACTTTGCCGAGAATATTTTTCTCAATAGATGGTGAAGGATACTCTTGCTCGACAGTGATAGGAAATCTTTCTAAGAAAGCCTCATTCATCACGTTAGTACCGATAAATCGGCCATCGTCAGAGCCTTTACCTTTGGTGTTGGCAGTAGCGACTACTGTGAAACCGGCTTTAGGCTTGATGAACTCACCAGTCTTTTTGATGAAGTAACCTTTGCCCTCAAGTATTGATTGTAAGCACATTACTTTGGCTGGGTTAGCTAAGTCTAACTCGTCAAGTAAAGCAACGGCGCCTTTCTCCATCGCATTGATGATAGGGCCTTTGAAGAACTTGGTGTCACCATCGACAAGTCGGAAACCACCAATCAAATCATCTTCATCAGTTTCGACAGTGAAGTTAATTCGAATAACTTCTCTCTTGGCTTGGGCACAAGCTTGCTCAATACCAAATGTTTTACCATTACCAGATAACCCAGTAACATAAACAGGATAAAACATTCTAGAAGAAATTATCTTTTTGATTTTGGTAAAGTTACCAAAAGCAACAAAAAGAGGATCAACGGCAGGTATCAAGTTCTCGGTGAAACCATTGTGATCCATAGTTAAAGATTTTTTAGGAGCAGGCATCAAAGCGGCCTGAGCCGTAGTGTCTTCAACAACTTCAGTTTTAGCAACTGTAGTTGCAGTTTCTTGTTCAGAAACTGGTAGCTGGTACAAACCCCTACCAATTCTGTGTGTCCAAGAACCATCAGAGTTCTTGCCGTAAATAAGAAAGTTTGGCTTTGGAAAACCCATAGCTTGAACTTCTTTGATTTGGGCCGATGTGATTTTATCGGTACCAAACTTGTCAAGAGCGGCATCGACAAAAGCTTGTTGTTTTGAATTTAACATAATATAACCTCTCAATTTAAAATTCGAATCACTTACACTATTATAATAGCAGGACTGGCAGAATTGTCAAGCTACTAAATCAATAAATTTTGAAAGCATAACTCTACTTTCTTTTTTACCCTTGTTTGCTTTCTTGAAAGCGTTTCTGATTTGAGCCGTAGTTGCAGTTTCAGAAACATCTATCGCACCATTTGAAGTTTGCAAATCGTTACCAAGTATTGTGAATTGCTTAGTGTAACCATTAGTTGTAATAGTTGCAAACTTGTAAGCCTTCATTTCGGCAAACACTCTCTCTTTCTGAGAATAGTCTAATACTTTTGGTAAAGCAGATATTGCACTAGGCTTTCTATTTGGTAAAATGTGAAACCCGATAACATTGCCATTTGTATGATCTTTTAATGACTTAATAAGGGCCCTGGTAATTGCTTGGCCAGAAATGCTGTAACCTCTACTTCTATCATTATTAATTCTATACTGTTTTTTGTTCGCAGGGTTTTGAATAATCAGTTTATCGATACCCCAACCAAGGTAAGTTTTGACATTGTTGTCATTCTTGTAGTGGCAGTAGAAACCCTCGCCGTCAGTAAGAAAAACTGTATTGACAATATCAAGTCTTTTAATTTTCTTGAACTTTGCTACTAAGTGGTGAGCAGAAATGATTGCATCATTCAAAGGTGTGCCTGACAACCATAGTTTGTAGTCAACACTATAAGTACCAAATCTATGATCAAATCGATATCTATTCTCCCAGAACTTACCTACTGCAAGTGTCAATGCACACATTTCTTGAAATTCTCTTCTAGTCATTTTATCGTCAAAGAATTGTAGTAAGTGGTAGTTATCACCATGAAGTGTCTCACCAACTTTGAACTGGCTAAGATCTGGACGCTCCCTATTCGATACTGACATACCCTTATCATTGTCACTGAAAGCATAAACTTGAAATGGTATCTGAACTTGTCGGCAAAAGCTAACCAAGTTAATTAACTGATCAACAGTATTACTTAATTGACTAGCCATTGAACCACTCCAGTCAATGAACATTACTAAGCCATGATTTTTACCATCAGGCACTACTGTCATTTTCTTGAATATGTCATCAGAAAATTTGTGATTATTCATCTTGAGTGTATCGATAACACCAGTTTTAGAAACTGTTGCTCTTTTATACTCGGCCGCTTTTTTCTTCATTTCAAATTCTTTGACAAGATAGTTGATTGTCTTTTTATTATTTCTTTGAAAATCTTTGTACATTTTAGTACCAGCGGTAATAGTATCACTTCTTGCACAACTCAAAACTTTTTTGTAGTCCCAAACAATATCTTCATGATACTTAGCATTTAAGTTTAAGTACATGTTGACAATGTTTTGATCACTTTCTTGACTATATTCTTTTTGAATATTGTTTTCTAAAGCTTCTTCAGTAATTGCGATAGGTGCATTAGGATCTAAAGAAGTACTAGAACCAGCAGAGATATCATCAGAGATACCTTGAACAATTGTTTCTTCTTTTTTATCTGAGTCATCTTCAGACTCACTTACTGACTGGCTGACACTTTCAGTTTCACCTTCTTCATCTGACTCTTCAAAACCATTGTCTCCATCTTCAGCGTCACTATAATCGTCATCACCCATGTCACCATTGTCAAAATCGAAATCGTTGTCATCGGATCCATCTTGCATCTCCTCTTCTAATTCTTTTTGAGCCTGTTGCTCTTGCTCTAATTCTTCTTTTGCTAAATTAAATAACTCAAGAGCGACTTTCTCAGCCTCTTCTTGAGTTTCTATTTTAGAAATGATATCTAACCACTTCTTTTCATCTTTGGCAAAATCAACAGGTGTAGACATACCACACTTGAAGTAAACATTGATTCTGTCAATTAGCTTGAAATTATTTATTTCATCTTCACTCTTACCGAAGAAACCATCAGCTAACATTTTCTTGTATGATTTAACGAAAGATGTTTTTAAGCCAGGATATACTCTCTGAATTTTCTTTTCTATTCTAGCATCTTCTACAATATTGTAGAAGCCTTTGAAGTTCTTGCCGTGCTTTTGAATTGCAGAACCCCACATATCAGCATCAGTATATAAAGCATGGCCAACTTCATGGCCAACTAAATGATCGTATGTGAAGTTCTGCATATCGTCCCACAAAGGAAGAACTAAGTTTCTGTTCTTAACATCAAAGCTTGCAGTACCGACATTTCTGTGTTCAACAGAAATGTTTTCAGTGGCAAGCAATCTTGCAAGAACTTCTTTGGATTGAATATTTACTGTCATTTGCGAATCACTCTCTCTAATTACTCTTATAAGGTAGCATAACCAGAGAGAGTTGTCAACCCCCTATGCCGCAAATTTTTCTTCTAATTTAGATAATTTTACTTTTTTCTTATCTTTATGATTTGGTATTTTTGAATAATCACCATCACGAATAGCTTCATAATTCTTTTTCCAAAAATGTTTCAATGCATCAAATGACATAATATCGCCTTTCTTGAAACCTGTTTTTTCTTCTAAGATATCAAGTTGCTGAAATACACCGACTATTTCTACATGCATACCATTTCTGACAGGATCAACAAAGGCTTCAAACTTATCCCATTCTTGTTTCCAATCTACAACCAGTCTTTTACAAAAATCATATAATGGATTTTTCATATCAGGTTTTCCACAGTGAATAACTCTTTTTAGTACCCCACCATGTTTATAAAATGTAGGATCTTCATCATAGGCTTTCATGTCTGAACTTAACATTCCCTTCCAGTTTGAACCATAAGATGCCCATTTAACGCCATCATAACCATTAACTACATTATCATGATAGCCAAACTTTCTTAATTGTTCAACTACTTGCTTTTCATTACTTATTGAAATATATGGAATATATACTGACTTTTCATTTAAAACATCTTCAATTATTTTTGTATATTTGCTTTGCTGAACTTGTTCTTCAGTTACACCCATCATAAACACTACTGCTTTTTCAACTTCTTTTTTCCATTTCGAAAGTTCTTTATTAGTTGGATTTGGCTTTAGTGCATAAACAGAACCTTCATCTTCCATCATTCTCTTTAAGATAACTGCGAGTGATGCATCATTCAGAGGTTCAGATTGATAATCTAATGTATTAAGATAAGCTCCAACTTGAATTAAATTTGCTAAAGTGAAATTTGCATTTTTAAAGTAAACCGCACACATTCTATTTTCTAGATCCGGGGCCGCTCCATATAATGCTTCGTTAAATGAATTACCATTAAATAGATGTTCGACTCTTACGTCTTCCATATTTTCACCTTTAGTACAAACAATTTGTAAAGGCTTTTCTCTTATATCAATTCCTCTTTCTTTTATATCATGCTTCATTCCTGGTATTTTAGAATTTCTTGTTTGTCGAAATAATTGATTATTCGAATCATGTATTATTGCATTTTGTATTCTTTCATTAGAAAATAAATAAGTTCCTTGATAAGATAAACCCATATCATCAAAACTGAAATACTCAGGTTTTCTTTTTATATTATAAAAATCTTTGTTAATGTCTAGGTGATCATTTGTAAATTCTATTATGCTAGAATTTAACATAAACTTACTAAGTTTATTCATTTTAGTCTTCTTTCTATCCTATAAGATTTATTTGTCTTATACGATTTAATTTGTTAATGTTAGATACCCAAATATAGAATCACTATATTTCGGTATGATTTTTTCATAATAGCATAAACTAAGATGCTTTGTCAACACCAAAGTTTGTTACTAATCTCATGCCATAATTATTTGGCTTACTCGTTAATCTTTCTTCTACACCAGGTTTAAATCTAAGTTTGTTTTTCTTGAAAGGCCCGTAATCGACATAATGATGCCATCTACCATACTTCCATACAACTCTTGCTACATCTGGGTGCAAGTCTGCCAACATCTTAGATTTATTGATTGTACCATCAGTATTATAACCAGTCTTTTTAAACTGTTCGTTATCTGTATTTTCTGCATGGTAAAACTCTTCAGTATTACCACCCTTGACAGTTTGTGTTGCTGATTTGCCTTGCATAAAGGCATTGAACTGAACTGTGCAATCACCATCTTTTAATACTCTAAGACAGATATCAGTATCTTCATTATATCTACCACGCCACCTATGCTTACAATCGTTTCTGATAAGCAATGTAGAGTATATTCTTGTGTTTGCTACGAATGGTGGATATTTCTGATTAGGTGCAATAAAGAAACGATATTGAAAACCAGAGATTGGTACATTCTCATATCTTTCTACAAAATCTTCTGCGGCCCTAAAAATTACACCACTCTCAACACGTATTCGAACTTGATTATGCAATCTATAAAAGTCTGATATGTTATCATCTAACACCCAATGGTATTCTGCACCAATATTCATAGAATGATCCCAACACCAATTTCTTGCTCTACCAGGCCCATCACCATGATTGCTGAATGGTAATTCTAATAGCGTTGCATATTCTAAATCAAACTTATCAAGTGCTTTTGTATAGTTATCTACATCTTGAGGTTCAATCGCAATATAGTGTGGTACTTTCATACGATTTAGACTTCGTGATGTTATCATAGACTCATGTCGAGTCTTTGATATAATATAAACTGGGTGTCTAGGATTTGTCATCTTCAATCCATCTTAGTAGAGAGTTTTTAGTTATCTCTAACTTAGGATACCACATAGACTTTGTTTTTTCTGTGGGTTTCATAGTATTATCTACACTTGCATACTTTGTACAGAACTCGTCAAAATCTTCTTTATTTCTGAAGTGTACGTATATTGTTTTGTATGGTTTATTATCTTCTTGCTTGTATTCTGGCATTTCTTTCCAGTGCTTTTTCCAAGGTTCTTCAACAACAACCTCATCAAGTTCAGGCATAAAAGAAGTCAAGTCTGCATTTGGCTTTTCTTGAACACCCATCAAACTTTCATATTCCGTAGTTTCTTTCACTTTATCTGTCATCAGATATCCTCACAATTTAATTGCTAATGTTACCAGTATACCAACCAGAAGTATATTTGTCAAGATCATTTGTATACACAATATCATATGATACCAAACCCATCTATGCTTATATAATGTATGTACATTTACTCTCGCATCTACTTCATCAAATATCTTCTGATTAGTTTCTACTTTGTGTCTTTTGAATCCCAACACTGTCATAATATCAAACTTTGCCATGAAATTCTATAACTCCCTTGTCATAGTTTTTGTCAAACAAATACCAGCAACAATTGTCTTTACCCACTGACTTAGTTCCTGGTATCCACTTTACTCGTCCTATACTCACAACTTTCTTTAAATATTTCTGGTACTGAATACTTTGCTTTGTGTGTATCCAATCAGCGTCAAATAGCAACCACGTTGGGGCTATCTCAATTAGTTTTTCTATTAGTGGGTGTAGTATCTTTCTATCCCAAGGAGGGTTAGTGATACAATAATCTACATGTGTATATAAGTTATTAGGTATATCGAAAGCATCTAACTTTCTTACACAATATTTGGGTTCTATGTCTGATTGTAATATACACCAACAATCTTTATGCTTCATCAAATGCATTACTAAAGCACCATCACCAGCACATGGTTCTATAAACTGAAAATAATTTTCTATGTGTGGTAATAGTGGTAGAACGGCCTCTTCTGGTGTAGGATAAAAATCTCTTTCTCTTCTTTCAAAATCACTTCGCTTGCCCATTATGCTACTCTACTAAAGTTTTTATATTTCTCAAATCGTATCTGATGCTTGAACTTTTCTGATAGTATATCACCTTTGTGAGATATCACAAATACGTTTGTCTGATTATCTAACTGATTTAATAGCTTTAGAAATTCATCACAACCATTATTATCTAGCGATGCATCAAATACTTCGTCAAGTATCAATAGATTTGTATTGATAGAGTTTTTGAGTTTTGCTATAGAACGCCATGTGAATAATAATGCTAAGTCTATTCTCATTTTCTCGCCTTCTGAGAATGATGCATATGAAAACTCGTCACGATGTCTACTCTTGATAATTTCATTAAACTGTTCATCTAATTGAAATAGTACAAAAAAATCTAAAGCGGCCAAATATTTGTTAATAAGTTTATTCATGACTGGTACATACTGCTTGATAATTTTCTTTTTAATACCATCATCTTTCAGCATATTTACTGCAACACTATAGAGTTCTCTATCATTAACTAACTCTTCTTTTCTACTTTCATTTAATCTTTTTTCATCTTCATAGAGTTTAAGTTTTTCATATGTTTCAGCACTGTCCACACCAGTATCTTTTATCTTCTCTATTTCTTTCTGGTTTTTCTGTATAGATTTATTCAGAGATTTTATACTAGAATTATTTTCAGTAATCTCTGTTTGCAATCCTACCAATCTTTGTTGTGCTGATAACATATCGTTTATTTTACCATCCAGTTCAGATAATTGTTTCTGCAACTCACCTTCACCAGCTTGTACTTCTACTATGGTAGCATTTGTTTCTGATATTTTACTATCACGAATATCATTACTGATATCTTGAGAACAAGTAGGACACTCTGCATTATCATTAAAAAAGGCAATTCTCTTCTCTGCATTCTTTATCTTTCTTTTCATTCTATTGTGAATATCAATAAGCTTTGCTTTCTTATTTTCATTTACTTTGAGTGGTGCTACATCTTCGGATAGAAACTCTATCTTTTCTATAATACTATTTGATAATTGTGTTAAATCATTGATTTCATCTTGAGCGCCATCTATCAAGTTTTGAAATGTAGCTATTGTATCGTCATTCTGTTCTTTAAGTTTACGAATATAAGATTGTTGTGTATCTATCTTTGTTTTAAGTAAATCTATTTGATAGTCTGCATCACGAATAGATTCTTTATTCTCTGCAACTCTGTCTTTGAGTAATTTACCCATGTTAGAGAATATGCTAATATCTAATAAATCTTCTATCACTTCTCGTCTGTGTGACACTGAGAGTTGCATGAAAGGTATAAATGTAGATGCACCAAGAACAACTATCTGTGTGAAAGATTTAAAGTTTAGTTTAAGTATTGTTTCTTCTAATTGTTTTTGATAATCTCTGGCAGAACCAGGTTGATTAAGTAAAGTATTATCTTGATATATCTCAAATATGTTTGGTTTCATACCTCTCAATATTCTATAGTTCATCTTGCCTATTTTGAACTTCACTTCAACTTCAAGGCCACTCATGTTTATTGAATTTAGCATCTGAGATTTACTAATCTTACGAAAAGGTTTATTGAACAACACAAAGCACAGTGCATCTAGTATTGTTGATTTACCAGCACCATTCTCACCAACTATAATTGTATTTGAGTGAGTATTTAAAGGTATATCTGTCCACTGATTACCTGTTGATAGAAAGTTTTTCCATCGAATATTTTCAAAGTATATCATTACACTTCCATATATAAAGCTTCATTATACAAGGTTCTCATTAAGTTGTCGAGTCTTTTCTTTGGTACACTTGTTTCCATATTTTCAATGTAGTTAGATAATATAGTTACTGTATCTTGTGTTTGATTTACCAAATCATCATCACCTTCTAAATGTAAATTTAAATGATCGTCCACAATCTGCACTGCGATAGGGTTTTCTTGATAAAGTTTATCCATGAATAAATCAAATGTATATGGATTTTCTTTTTCTTGTGTAATAACTTTTACATATGTGTTACTATACATAGAATAATCTTTATGTAATATCTCATCAGAAGTGTTGTTTACATCATCATAAAATACTTTATGAAACATACGGTAAGGATTACGTATCATTTCTATTTCTCTAGTATTCGTATCAAATATATGAAAGCCTTTTGGATCTTGATAATCACTCCATGTTAGTTCGTATTGTGTACCTAGATAATATACATTGTTACTTGTAGATTTTGTATGAAAATGGCCGGAACATACGATATCAAAATTTTTAAAAGTGTCTATACTTATACCATGATCAGAAGTAATACCTCTCATTAAAGTACAACCAGCAATTTCTAAATGTCCCATACAGATTTGTGCATTTGTAGTTTTTATCAAATCTAAAGATTTTGCATAGTTTGATGTATTGATCCAGGGTACAAATAATATATCAGTACTATCAAAAGTTACTACTTCAGGTTCTGAATAATATTTAACCTTATGCCTATCAAACAATTCTGCCATAGAGTTTATATCATTTGTATTTTTATATGGCACATCATGGTTACCAATAATTACATGAAAGTTTATCTTTCTATCTAATAAAGGCTGTATCAGATTATCTTTTAAATGTCTGAGCGTTACATAATTTATATACTTACGTCTATCTACAATGTCACCAAGGTGTACGACAGTATCTATTTTATTTTCATCGATATAAGGTAAGAATATATTGTCTACAAACTTTTTAAAATAATCTAAGAATTGCTGAGAGTCATTTCTTGCACCCCAGTGAGTATCGTTAATGATAGCAATTTTCATTGTTCGGCCATAAACTTATCTAAAGGTGCAACAATTTTTCTTTTCTTTCTTCTTTTATTCTCTTCAAAATTTTCTATAAAATCATTCATATATTCTTCAGTCCATTCATTATATTTTATTTTATCCGCATAATTAGCTCCAGGATTTTCTGACTTTTCAGCAGTTTCTCCAAACAAATTTATATTTTCTGAGGCCTTATATTTTGTATACAAATATTTCTTTTCTTTTTGTATACGTCTAAGAAATGCAAAGTATATAATTTGAGTAAAGTAAGCAAAAGGATTTTTAGATTTATCTGGATTGAAATTGTCAATATATTGTAAACAATTTTCAACACCATCTGAAATCATTTCTTCTCTGAATGAATAGTTTATAAAATTTGGTTTATATGATAAATGTGTAGCGATCTTCATAATACAATCACCAATATAAAATGGTACTCTAGGACGTTCAACACCAAAATCTTTTGCTCTTAGAACTGATCTTCTATAAGTTACCATTTCTTCTAAGAATTTTTTATTATCAACATAATTATGTTTTTTTCTTTTAGCCATCAATGCACCGTATGTATTGTGTTTGATGTTCTTGTAATACCCTTAATTGCATTTTTAACCTTTTCTTCAATAATTCTTTTTTTATGTTCAGCACCATCTTCTATTTTCTTAATGCTTTCTATGGACTTTTTATAAAAATCTTCTAAATCCTCAGGCGCTTCTACTGATATTATCACATGTGACATGTCTATGTCAACACTAATTTCTTCTTTTGAAGATAAGGGTATCCAAAATGTTGAATGCATAGCAGGAGCATCATGAAAGTTTATGAACTCCATCTTTAGTGGATCTGTAATAGTAATTTTATCATTAGATTTATAAAATTGTTTACCCAATAATGTATCACCACTAGATAATTTTATTATTATTATCATTTTTTAACCTTATGTTATATATCTTATAATCAAACTCTTCTTCATTGTACATTTTCACTCTTATTGCAAAATGTTTAAGAGTGAAGTTATTCCAAGATTTATAAGATAAATCGTCAGCAATATCATAAAGAGTTGCTTTACTTTTTTTATCACCTTTTCTTAGTCCTCTTCCTATTGATTGCAAGTTTCTTATACGGGACTTACTAGGACTAGCAAAAATAATATTATGTAGGTTTCGTATGTTGATACCAGTAGAGAAAGTTCCATAACTAGCAATGATAATAGCATTGTTTTCTTTTTCTGTGATTTCTCTAGCACTTTCTCTTTCTTCAACATCAACACCTCCATGTATAAAAAATATTTTTCTATCTTCTCTATTTATTAGATCATATAATAGCTTTCCATGTTTTTCTACCATCTGAAATAATACTAATGTATTACCTGTTCTACCTAATGCTAAGTTTTTAATGAAATTATTTCTTTCACGACATTGTGCTAAGAATTTTATTTCATCATCATACTTAGCTTCCTTCATCTCTTTTCTTGTTTTGTCATCATATTTAAGCACCAGTGCTTTTATTCGTAAATCAGCTATTCTATTCGTATCAATCAATTCTTTTGTTGATATAACTTTCATCACTGGCCCAAATAATCCCTCTAAAACCAGTCTATGTGTTTCTGTACCATCTAGAGTTCCAGTAAATCCAAATCTCCAATCACAGTTTTCCAATTTTGTCATTATCTTTGTAAGAGAGTTGGCTTTAAATAAATGTGCTTCATCACCTATTACGACATCGAACTGATCAAACCATTTCTTTGGTTGTTTATAGATAGATTGCCATGTTGAAATAAAAATGTCTGCATCTGCATTTTTGTCTTGCCCTGCCATGATTAAGTGTGTAGAATAACTATTGTTAGTATAATAAGATTCGAAATCTTTATCTAACTGAAACACTAATGAAGTAGTAGGAACAATAATAAGCTTTCTACCTTTCAGAAAATCACATAACATATAAATTATTAATGATTTACCACTCGCAGTTGGTGATAATATCAGGGCCCTTTCTGTCCGTAGTGCATGAGCCATAGCACCAATTTGATAATCGTAAGGTTTTATTTTATATTCTTTTGTGAAAGATTCTAATTGTGGTATAGAATAATCGTTTATATCATCTAAACCATCATTTAAAATTAAATCATAATCACGTTGTTCCGCAAATAATTTTATGTGATGTATAAGTCCGCCATAGATAAGCTTTGTATTAATATTGAAAAGACGTATTTTACCGTCCCAGTATCTATTACGATATGCTGGCATAAATTTAGCACCAGGAACATCAAATGTAAAGTAGTCACTTAGTTCTCTGCAAGTTGATTTTTCAGCATCAATTTGTATATAGACGGAGTTGTATTTTCTGACTCTGATTGTGTCTCTTCTACTACTCTCACTTCTGGATAGTCGTATTTCTTGTTCCATATATGTGCATTATCTTTTCTGAATTTAGCTATTCTCAATTTTAATCTAGATACTTTTTCTTCGCTATCCAGTAATGAATCTGTTCCAGTCGATTGCATTTTTTATTTGAAATCCTCTGTTATTTATTTGTCGTAAAATGGCTTCTAAATAGTTAACTTTTTCTTCTTGTACGGATACACGTAAACTATGCTCCGTAAGAGCATCATCACTATCTACATATAAATCGACTTCATTCTTTAATAATTTTTTATAAAATTGATCCCTGCCAAGTTCTTTGAGTTCTTCTTGATCCAGTTCACCAAGATAATATTCTAATATGACTCTACGTTTTTTCTTGAGTTCAGCTTTTGCTGAAAACATTTTGATACGTTCGGCCATGAATATTTTAAGATACTTGTTATGCAATACTGGTATATTTGAACTTTCAGTAGCTAGTTCGGTTTCATCGATGGAACTATCTTTAGTCCACATCTCCATAATATCTTCTATTTTCATGTATCTCTTTTGCCATAACTATCATTTAATACTTGTTGTATTTGTTTCTCTGTTGCACAAACTATTCTTTCAATAGGCTTATAAGCTGGATACTCTTTTGTTAGTTGCTTTGTGAGTGCAACTCTGAGTTGTTCTGTGCTTAATTTTGTTCTACACTCTTCTCTTGAAACGAAAGAAGGTTTTTGTAAAATATATAAATCTTGATACCCTCCAACGACACCTGAAAATATCACTACTACTAACCAATTCATTTTGCATTTTCCCTTGCTTTAAGTCTAGCTTTTTCTAAGTCTTTAGCCAACTCCAGTTTACGTTGATGTTCTTTGACACCTCTAAATTTGTATCGATGTTCGGGGACGTATCTTATATATTCTTTGATTGCAGTACCACTGAAACCTTTGAATAGTAACTTTCCATCACCATAGACAGTGCCTTTAGAACCTTGTAGTTCTAGTATATAATTATTGTTACTTATTATCATACTATAACTATATCATATTTATTTGATTATGTCAATTGAATATTTTCTATATGCGAATGAAACGGAGCCTTGCAAATAATCGATATCTGTATTTTGTGTATTAAATTCTAAAGAACCTAAACTTATGGGATATAAATCTATGAAATTTATCTGTAAGTTTGGTTGATATTGAGATGTTGTAATTATTAGATTACCATCAGAATATACAGTTCCTGTATTTGCATTATTTTGTTGTAATGCACTTTGCAAATTTGCTCTTTGTTGAAAATTGTCTGGATATCCTAAACCCTCTAACCAATCATATATTTCTATGAAGTTTTTCAAATCTTCATCTATAGCAAATCTCAACTCTAATGCACTAAATGTTAGTTTATCTCCGGGTACAGGTATTTTTATGAAGATGTTTTCTTGATCAACTTGTCCAAGTGTTATATCTGGTATTGTTGCAGATGTACAAAAATAATTTACATGTGGTAATTTTTGTATTGAAAATTTAAAGCCTGTAGGTGAGAGAAAACTCAAATTTTCAGGCATTGTTCTTTGTAGTTGTGCCATGGATAACTCCTCAACACTATTTATAATACAAATAAAAAAGGGGCGATGAACGCCCCTTTTGATCTAAATTGTTTACTAATTACATTAAGTTTGCTACTTTTGAAAGTCTGTAGTAGATATTCTTTTTAGCAAAAGCGATGGCTCCGTCAGCATTTGATGTAGCGAATGGATTTGCTACCATGCCGTAACGTGTTTTGAAGCCAATTTTTGGTTGGAAAGTATTCTCACCAATTGCTCTTACCATCTGTAGTGGTACGTATGGGCAATAGAAAAGTCCAGCATCAAATGCACTTGTACCTTTATAGCCTAGTACGTAATAGTTTTCAGCAGATGCGCCTGAATTTGTTGGTGAGAAATAAGGATCGATATATACCTTAATTCTTCCGTTAAGAACACCAGCAAATGTATTTCCTGTGTCATCTACTTGCAGATTGTTGTTAAGAGCAGGTGTATAGTCAAGAACACCAGCCATGTTGAGTGCTGAAGCAACATCAGATGAACAAATCATCATGTTACCTTTCCCTCGTCTTGTGGCCTTTGCGATATCGTTGGCATCTCTCTCAATGTTAAACATTAAGCCTTTGAACTTTTCTACACTCCAACGTCCGTTTGAGTCTGTGTCTAAGTCAAAAGTACCAGAAGTTGTTACATTGTTTTGTGAACCAGCGGCGGCTGTGTAGTTAATTGTTCTCACAACTTCTCTGTTGATTTCAGCTAAGATTTCAGCAGATAGTATGTTTGACAATTCGGTTTCAGCATCAAGTCCATGAATTGCTTTCAAGTCTTGTGCTAATTCCATTGTGTACTCAGCTTTCAATGCTCTTGAAACGGCGGTAACTGAGATTTTCTCAATTGAGAAAGCCATTTCTTGAAACTGGTTACCAGATGCATCGCCTAATTTTTCAGCATCGGCAGTTGTCATACCAGTACCAACTGTGTAGCCTGTACCTGATGCTCTAGCAGTTGGATCTGTACCTGATTGTGCATTATTACCACTATCATCGATAACAGCTTGCGATTGCGTGTTAGCGGCCGCACTTCCAGAAAATGTAGATACTGCTTCGTTAAATAGTGCCTCAGTTCCAGCTTGTCCGGTAAATCTGGATCTCATTGCGAAAATAAGTCCAGTCGGTCCTGACATTGGTTGCACACCGCAGATATCGTATGCGATTAGATTTGGCATTGAACGTCTTACCAATGAGATTAACACTGGATCGAATGTGTCAATTGCACCGGTGCTTGCATCAGATGATGAGGCGCCCATTGCGTTTGTTGGTGCCGCTTCGCCCAATAGCGAAGGAGCTTGATACCCACCAGAGCCATAGTTTTGCTCTTTAGCAGATTTTTCTTGATTCTCAAGAAGGGTTGCAGTTACGGCTCTTTTATGTGCATCACCAATTTTAGGCAAATCTGGATGCTCAAGAACTGGCTGCCACTTCTTTTGAAGTTCATCAGAGTTTGTAATCATTTTTAGTCTCCCTTAAACTAATTATTCAGCCTATTAATCAATATTTATAATTTATTACT